CTCGGCGTAGCGAGTGCCGCCCCGGGCATCCTTTTCCAAGAACTGCTGCGAGGCGACAGCCAGGCGAAGCGCGTTGATGGTGGAGCCGGTGGCGGTGGAGAGATCGGCGTAGAGGTTGGACGGGTACAGCGCGAGCCCAGCTGCGCCAGCTGCGGTGGCGGAGATGTAGACGCCTTCGGCGCCGCCAGTACCCGACGAGAGGTTGCGGTTGGCGACGGGCGTCGAGCCGTCGGTGGCCAGCATCTTCATCTGCGGCTGGATGCCGGTGATGAGATTGGTGGCGTTCGTCTTGACGGGCGCGGAGGTGCCGAGCGGGAGCGGGACCTCGACGCCGCCCTTGAGCGGCCACGGCAGAGCGCTGGTGAAGTAGTCCGGCCGCTTTGCGCGGCGCTTGCAGATGTACGATGTCTCGACCTGCGAAGCATCGCCCGTATAGTCGAGCACGGGAGAGACGAGGTTTTCGTCGCGGAACCACTCGTTGTAGATGCGATTGTAGGCGCGGAACGGGAGCGCGTTCACGGAGAGCGTTGCGGTGGTCTGCACCGAGCGCACGGGGAGGCCGAAGTAATCGGCGACCGAGAACTGCGCGAACCCGTCGACGTTGGCCGCCGTGACACGAGGCACCGTGTAGGAGATGGAGTCCGAAGGCGAGAGCTGCTCGCCCATGAACTTCACCCAGTTGTCCCAGACGATGCGGTTAGGGACGAAGAAGAAGAACGTTTCGAGGTACAGGTTGTCCATGATCGGGAAGATCGGCGTCGCCATGCGGGCGAAGAGCGTGACCTTCCCGTTGAACTGATCGCCGGGAAGGACTTCCTCGACGTAGACCGGCGCGAGGATCGCGGCGTTCAGCGTGGTCTTATAGCTCGAGGTGGTCTTGAACTTGGAGCGCGGTACGTCGCTCCGAGGGACCATCGCGAAGGTAGAGACTGGGACGGCCGGGAGCCGTCGGTTGAGATCGGCCATTAGGCGGATTCCTTGGATTGGGCGGCGAGCCAGGCTGCGCCGGTAGCGACGATGTTCGGGTCGATCGACCAGACCTTACCAGAGTCTTCGATGAACCCGATGTGGAGGACGTTGTAGTCGGCAGGATGCGAGGCAAGCTGCGTGTTCTTGTCGCCGAGGAGCTGGTGGAACATGCGGCAGACGGGAGCGGCGTGACGGTCCACGATGATTTGGCCGATGAAGGCATCAGCCACCGTGTCATAAATGACGTACATGGAGCGGGTGGTGTTCGCGAGGATGGCGTCGGCGCGTTCCTGAGTTGCAGTCACTTGGTTGCCTTTCAGAAGGACGGTTTGTGGGTGAGCTCGCGCTTACGGCGAGCGATGATCTCCCCGGCTACCAGTCGGTCCGGGGAAGCCCCGAGGGGGTCACGGAGGACCCTTCGGACGTTGTGTTCGTACGACGCCTGATCGGCTTCTTCGAGGAGTTCGGGAGCTGAGCGTCCGACCAGCTTTTTGTAATAACGAGGCACAGGATGAGGAGTACCATCGACGATGATAGTACCGCTGCGGAAATCAGCAGCATAACGAGCTGCATAGAGCGCTCCTATTCCGGGGCGAGTTGATGTGCGAAGGAAGGGCGCGTGTTTAACGCACCCGTCTCCATCAACGTGTACTTGTCCAATGGACTTGGTGGTGTAGCCAGCGACGTATGCGGCGGATGCAGCAGAAACGTTGCCGTATAGTACTGACCCCTTCCCCCATAGTGCACTAAGCGTGGGGGAGGATTTGAGGACCGTTGTCGCGGCGTGTTCGTCATTGAATCCAAGACCGAACAGGATGGCGTGATAGTGAGGGCGGAGAGTTGTCTCTCCGTACTCACCGCAAGCGATGTAGCGCAGCCGAGTGCCGCGAATGTGAGTGCTGCCGAGAGAAGCAGCCTTGCGAAGCTTCTTGAGGAACAGCGACAGGTCCCGTGGGACCAGCTCGCCGTTTTTAGGCAGGTGTTGGTCATCATAGGTGATTGTCGCGAAGAGGTTGTCGGTGTGCGAACGCGCCTCATGAACGGCGCGCATAGCCCATTCGCTAGCGCGACGGGATCGACACCCGAGACACCGACCGCAGGGGATGCGGATGTTGGTGTGTGTCTGCCCGGGGAACAGTTTGACCCGTACTTTCGCGCTGGGCTCCCCGAGCCCAGGTATCGCGCGTTCACGAGTGATTTCCCGGCTGGCAGGGATAGGGTGATAGCAGGGCATCAGAGGCGGTAACCGCCCCGATGGATGAGGTTTTTCCGGTCAGTCTTGCTGACCGAAGAGCGGAAGGCCTTGGCAGACTTCCGCTTGTTTACTGAGCGTCGGAACATTGTTGCCTCCTAAGTGGTTGTGATGATTGGAGCTGGAGCGTCCAATATGGTTTTGGTAGTTGAGCGGTGTCAACTGGCACATATTATCAAGATAGATATGTGCCGCGCCCCGCCGATGCCGGGATAGCATCGACGGGACGTAGCGAGAGCCACCCCGGTCAACCGGGAGTGGCATTTGTAGGCGGTGCAAGGGGGTCAGGAGCGACGATCGAGGGCCGTTCGGCTAGGAGTCCTAGCTCGACGGCCTTCGGCCCGTTACGGGGATCCTGAACGAATTCCCAGAGCTGCGCGGGATCGTGGTTGAACATGGCGCGCAGGTCCGCCGGTAGGCGGGCGAACTGGTCATTGGCGTCATGCACGAGGTTGAGGGCGTCCTGAAGGGACGGGACCTCGGAGAGATCGGCGTAGTTGGCCGGATCGAAGATCGCCGGTGGAATGGGCATGTTCCGCCCGTTGAGGCCGTAGGCCTTGGCGATGTTGTTGATGTCCGCGTCGTGCGCGGGGCCCTGAACTGTTTTCGACGGTTCAAGGTTGGTTTGGGCGGCATCCCGGGAACGGCGTTCGAGCTCGTTCCGGTTAGCCTGGCTGAATGTGTTCATGCGTTCAGCGCCTGTAGTTGTTGATGATGGTTTTGCCTTTGGGGGCATTGACGTTTCCCGGTCCGAGGAAGCGGTTGAGGAGTGATCCGGGGATCATGTCGAGGATTTGCTTTGCGCCCCCGAGATAGGGGGAATAGCGGCCGAGGCCTTGGTAGTAGTCATGGCTCGCCTGAGCTTCGGGAATCCCGAGAGCGTCGAGCCGGTTGCGGAGTTTGGAGGCCGCGATGCGGACCTCCGTTTCGTCGTTGCGAAGAATGGCAGCCCGCAGTTCCTGCTCTAGGAACTTGAGCTGCTGTTTGTTTTGCTCCGTGAGGGAGCGCGTTTGTTCAATGGCGAGATTGGTTCTCGCCAAGATGTTGGGGAGCTCGTAAGCGAGCGTTTGCTGGGTTGCGTTGATCTCCGTGGCCTTTTTCTCCGTGTCCATGCGGATGTTTTCTGTCTGGGCCGCGGTTTGCTGAAGTTGGAGAAGAGTAGAGGCAGAGTTTGCGGCCCCTTGCAGAGCGTTTTGCATGGGTGGAGCGGAGGAGCCAGTCGGAGATGATGCGCCGCCTTGCTGATAGGCGAGCGCAGGATTGAGTCCAGCTGCGCGGATGTCGGCGACACCGCGCTGATATTGGGTGTTGCTCATTTCCCGTTGGAATTCGCGGTTGAGGCGAGCCTGTTCGGCATTCGCCTCGTTTTGGTCGTCGGCGCCGATCTTTGACAGACCGGCAGCGACGGCACCGGCACCAATGGCGAGCCATGGGAAGGGCATAGATGCTCCGGAGGAGTGAGGGCGGGGTTGCCTTGGGCTAGCGCCCAGGGCAACCCCTTTTTCGGCCTGCCGGCCGAGTGGGTTAGAAGCGGGTGAGGCCCGGCACCGACCGGGTGGGGAGTGCACGGGTGGCAGAGACATGCCACACCGAGTCAAGAAGGAACTGCTGCCCGCTGGCTGCGGACCCAGCTGCGATTACCCTCTCGACCACATCATTCGAGTAGTCCTCGATGAAGGCGGTGTTGAGGGCGGGAAGCGTGGCGAAGGCCTGAGAGAGATGCCACGCGTCGAGCGTTCCAGCAGTTGGATAGGAGCGGAACATGCCGGTGATCCGGCTAGGGCGGTAACGGTACTCCGCCCAGCGTTCCTGATAGCCGAAGGCGTCGTCGTCAGCTGCGCCGCCTGTGGCATAGATCTCGTCGTTGCGCACGGCCTGTTCGCCGAGGAAGGCGAACGTCGGCCAGTAGTAGTCGAAGCGCGTCGAGCGAGTGAAGGAGCGGTGAATACCCTGCTGATAGGTGATGTCGGCACGAATGTTCACGATGCCGATGATGAAGCCATGTTCCGAGGCCGAGTACGAGAACGAGTGCTGACCCGTTCCGATGGTCGTGCCGCCGAGCGAGCCGATAGGCGTCGTCGAGCCGGAGACGTCCGACGCAGAAGTCTGCGGGATGGCCTGAGTCTGGAACATGGACGAGCCGCCGCCGATGTACTCGGGACGCTGGAGACGCGCGTCCTGCGGCGTGACGCCGAAGTGGTTGCGCAGGAGCTCGGCGTAGCGCGTGCCGCCCCGGGCATCCT